TCAAGAATGCTATAGCCGGAAATGTCATCCATGGCGTTACCCCTTCTTCATCACAAGGAAAGTCGTTGAACCATCCGTTTGGTTGTAGATAAAGATATGCATGTGTGCTTAAATGTGAACTAAGATCATTTGCTAGGCTCAATCTCTGTGCGCCATCTTGTTCTACTAATGTTATAGGTTTTTTCATGTTTTTGCTGATTCAATATATTCTAGGAAACTTCCGTACAAAGTTATCATCATAGCAATTTTGCTATCATATATTCGTATATATGCTGATTTTGGTTGTTGGTTTTTTAAACCTATGTACCACGGACATTTCAACTTCTTGCCTAGGTTCAATGTGAATTTTTTTAAATCTTCTTTTTTGATACTCTTATATTTCTCATTAGAGAACACAGGAAAATCATAATACTCTATTTCTGCTAGAGAAAATGCCTCCATACCGTCTTCAGTCAATCTTAATCCGCTACCACTGCGTCCAGTAGCCCACCACTTAAACAGTAAATCGTTGATTGCGTTTTTAGGTTGAGATTGATCTATCTCTAAGATATCTATTAATGCCTGAGTCAAATCTCGTTTAGTCTTCATCAGGGTAAACTTGACGGCCCTGGTTCATGAATACAACAGTAAACTTATCCGTCTTGAATTGCGCATTCAATTTACGACAGAGATTTCTTGCATGACCTGGATTGCTGAAACTAGTCTTTTTGTACTTCGGTGCAGCCTCGTTTGCGAGGTAATGTTGACTCTTTAAGTTGATCGGTTGGTTTTCATAGAACACGGCCCATATACCACTCGCTTCCACGATCTGGTCGCATTTGTATGTTGTCTTATCTACATGTTCAAGTATTACCTTGGGTTGCGTTCTGCTCATTTAAAACTTCCACCTGTTATCTCAACTTTGATGACTTCATCTTTATTCTTGTCCTCAGAATTTAGTTGATGAAGATCGGCTAGCAATTTTGCGATCTCATCCTTCAAAACCCTGGCTTCTGACATGGGTAAAACAAAGTCTTTTGACTTCTTGCTCTCCATGAGAGAAACCCTATCAAAGAACCTCTTTATATGAATCATCTTAACTATTTAGTTGACTGACGGCCTCATCTTGAGTTTTAAAGGGCCCGTTATAAGGATAACGCTGGATAAAGATGTATTTAGGGCAAAAAACAGTTTCTTTATGACCATTTTGGTCGATATTGAACCATCCTGCTACATGATAGCATTTGCTTTTGGTATTTTTAGTGAATACATGTAACTTACGCTTGACATCGAAAATGTTGTTGTAAGTCCTAACAGGAGTAGGATATTCAGGATAGGGCATCTCGACCTTAGTCCTATCAGATTTCATGGGCTGAAAACTGATTTTAGTCTTTGACTGAATGTCCTTAGTATTATTAAATTGCAATGCACTACCATTCAGCACAACCTCATAACCGGCGCTGTTGGCTTGTACGTTCCCTACTTTTTTATCGCCATCAGTAACGACCCAATATTGGTCTTTGATGATGGGTTTCGCGATCAGTTCTGTCATAATTACCTCTTTAAAAGTTTGAATAGGTCATGCTTATTCTTTGGAGACCAGTATTTAGCCTCTTTTCCGCAATCCCCAGAATATCCTCGTTCCGAATAGCAATACTTATAATCCGCAGGCAATGTCTTACCGCCGGTCACTGGATTAAAGTCTACTACACTTTTCTTACCTGTTCTCTTGCACTTATACCATTGCTGTCCAGGAGTCAATAATTTGTTTGGGTAGTCATACCAGGAAACGAATGCATGTATGCAATCCTTGCATAGCATATCTTTGTTTAATGTGTCACTCATTTCTTATAGCCTCCCAAAATTCTTTGATGATAGGTTTGCGATTAATTCTGTCATGTCATCCTCTTTAAATGATTTCTTCCCAAGTAAAAATTTGTACTAATCTACTGTCATTCCCTGTACCGAAACTAGGTCCGGGGCCGTGAAACTTATTCGCAGGGTAAACGATCAAGCGATTATATGTGACATATGAAACCATATTTATGTCCCATTGATTAAGGTTTTGATCATCCTTGTGTTTTAATAAATTTATAACCTGTGTACTATCTATAGCACGATCCATACCAGTGTCTTTGTGCGTATAGAATATAGTTCCGGGCTGTACTATATCCTTATTAAGATATAACACCCCGGCGTAATAATTTTTTTGGATACTATCTACGTGACATACATTTTTAGATACTGTTCCTTCAGGGCTTAATCTGAATTTTCCACTATCCATGTTACGCATTTGACATAGATTTTTACCTAATATCCTAGACACTTTAGCATCTATCCACCTAGGGTTATGTGTATTGATGCTCATTTTTCCTGCCCATGGGGCGTTACCAAACTTATATCCTTCGCTAAATCCATCCTGAGCATACTCATAGGATAAGGCTAATTCCCTGATACTATCAGGATCATCATAGAAATCATCAATTATGATTAATCCTAAATTCATTCCTGTAATGCCTTCCAAAACATTTCATTATCTTTAACGTTTGCGCCGGGTCTCAACCAACCTTTATTATTGATCATGCTAACTCACCCTTATAAGGACTGTTCAGCCACTTAGCATATGTCTCGGCTTGTTCACTAATCTTAGCCAGTTCATACTTACCGCAAAATTTCATGAAGTGAATGCCTACTTGCGATGTGGTTTGTGTGCGCACACCTGAAGCGATGCTAGCATCTACCTTATCCTTTATTTCGTCAGGTTGTGCGGTCAAGTCAATCAATAGTCGATTGCGCTCATAATCTTCACGCACACGATGTTCTACACCATCGGGGTCTACCCAACGTTGCAACATCATGTTATTCCAATTGAAACCTTGCTTGTTGCGATCTGCATAGGCTTCGATTAGACCAACCTTGTTCTTGCTACCCTTAGTGCGAACACCTGGGTATGCACTGAACACATTGTCACCGGCGTCACCGCGCATGATCTTCTCAAAGAGATGGAACTGTGGGTCACCTAGTAGTTTGGGTTCTTTAGTTTTCTTATCCTTGACAGGCTTGCCCTTGTCGTCAAAATAACCTTCTAGCGTGATCAATTGGTTAGCGACACCGTTATATTGCTTCACGTTCTCACTAATCAATTGAACATAGTCTGTGTCGCTACTGATGATATAATGTTCATCGTTGGGATGTAGATATACAAATCGTGCTATAAGGTCGTCTGCCTCAGCACGTTCATGTCTGAGTACGCTAACGTTAGTCTTCTCACGAAGGAACGTAGTGAACATATCATACGTTTCCCAAAACATCTTGTTTTCTTCTTGCTCTGCTTCTGTGAGTGATGCTTCAGCAACTTTACGATGTGCCTTGTAAGGTGCATATACATCCTTGCGCCACGATCTACCTTCAAGACAGAATACAACGTGGTCGATGCCATACTTACGCACAACTTGATTTACACTAGCAAGTGTCAAGTGTAGTGCCATGCCGATCTTTTCCCAAGTATCGCTGTTGCGACTTGCGATGTGACGGGCACGGAAGAACGTATTAGCAGTATCGATCAGAGCATATTTCACAAGTACACCTATTTAGTAGAATAATATACGTATATTATACTAGGTGTTTGCGAATATGTCAACTGACTTCAGTACGCCCGTTACCCAAATCGCGCTGATTGACAACACGCATGTCATTTCTACGCTTGTCCGGATCAGCTATCTCTTGTTCGTACATCTCAAGTGCGATGTTACGGCAGACTGTTTGGAACCAGCGATCCACGATCTCATTGTCAGTGTCAGTCTCGCTTTTCTTATATCCTGATTTAATCAGGTTAAGAAGGAACTTGTCGTTCCAATCCAATTCAAAAGCGCCATTGTTGATATTATTAGGGTCTATGTCTACCCTGTTGATAGCAATATAGGGCTCACCATCTTTAGTAGCCTGTTCTTTAGGGCTGAGTTTCTTTTCAGCCTTTTCTTTTTTTGGTTTAGGAGGATCCTCGCTCGGAAGATCAGACCTTGGTCCTTGTTCTTTTTTCGCCTCTAACCCAAAAACTTTTTTTATTTTGTCGAACATGCTTTACCTTTATTGATGGCCTCACGTATGGAATTAACCATGACACTTTCGAGGTCTACATCATACTTAGTCGTGTCTGTAACGTACCCAGATATTTCTGTGATATCACTAGACTTTAACTTAAGGTCAAATCCATCACCGGTCTTGACTAAGTTCTTTACTACAGTGTCACGGTTAACAATGAACGAACCATCGTTACGCAATACTAAAGTAATGTCACATATCAAACTAGGATCCAACGTGTCTTTGTTGTTAGTACCATTACTATTGGTAAACTTAACAATAAAAGTTTTGCGCAATGAACCATTTTGTTTGTACATGCTTTGGCTCAACTGACTTTTAAGTTCCATAGTGATCTTATGTTTATTCCAATAAAAATCTTTATGGTCCTCACGCAAACAGTCTAGTGTACCATCCTGAGAAGCAATGAGTTCTTCACAAACAAACCCCTTCATGAATCTAAGTTGTTTGTTGTTCAGTTGCTCTAGACTATTGCCGAAACTGGTAATGAAATTCCAGTCGTACTTCTTAAGATCATTGATTATTTGTTGCATAGTCGTGTAGTTTAAAACTTGCAAGATTCTTAGCCTTGCTTTCGCACATTATATCAGCCCATGA